GTTGAAGCGTACATTATCTCGTCGGCGCACCGCGGCGGCTAACGCTACAGTTAGTGGAATGAGTGCTCATCTTCAGAACGACGAGGCTGAAGATGTGGAGGAGTATCTGTATAGGAAGCGATCAGATTACGACAAAGTAAAGGTTACAAGTGACGACATGTTTGAGGAGTCAAATGATTCTCAAGCTCCATCAGAAAATATTGAAGTTCAGAGTGAGATAAACTCTTGGGATGCAATCATCCAAGAAACAAATCTTGAACAGGAAGTATTGAAGAAGGAAATGTTGTTACTAACAATGGGTGAAAGTATTAGAACTCAAAATTTCGTTGACATGGATAGTGATGATTCTCTAGAAGTTAGATTTGAAGAATTGTCTAGGAATATGCTGCGGGATGAATCAGAGTTTTTTACTGAACCAGTAAAGCAAAGTGAGTTGGCACTAGCAACCCCACCTTTACGTAAATTATTAGAAGATGACAAGTCGGTTTCGAACCCGGAGAACGGTACCAGTGAGAAAATGGTGGCCCCAGGAAGTTTGCATTTAAGTCAAACTGTTCATACGAAGAAGAGGCGAGTTCATGAGTCTAAGTTTACGTATTTGTTGTATGAGATCATCAAGTGCAAGTATATACAATTGGAAGACACAGTTGCCAACCGTATTATACTACGTGAACACTTAGTACAGTGGTACGATAAGAGAACATACGAACATTTTGATGTTCGTCGACGTGATGTGATAAGACACACGCCGGCAGCTATTGCTCTTTTCTTTGTGCCTAATGTGTACGAGATTGAAGCGGCGCGTATTGGTGATTGCGAGGAGGCTTTAAGCAGATATTTTGAGATGGGTAACCCTACTTTATTCCAAAGGGCTGTCTATGCTATTGACAGTTTGACTTGGAAGAGATGGTATTACACGCCGAGGGGCGGTGGTACTATTTGAGGGTGCCCAAGAAGGTGTTTTGGTCGAGGCGCTAGTAAGCATCTAGCACCCATGTCTCGCCATCTCTCAGACACACCTCCGATGGGAAGGAAAAATGCTAAAGACACAATATATACCCAGATTGAAGCATATTGTGATCGTCAAGAGTTTATAGTCTTCAATCAAACACACCATAATTTAAAACGCGCGATTAACGAACGTTTACTCAATAGATTAGTCTTGGGTCGTTGGCAGGTACCAGGTACTGCTGACGATGACTATATATCACTATTGGAAAACGTTTTGCATCGTGAGCTTTATCCACACCTCCCTAAGTGTACACCGATATCGTTTAGAGAATTTATCTCTAAATATAACGGACGGAAATTAGCAAGGTACAATAAAGCTCATGCTGCATTAATCGCGCATCCTGAAATAGTCAAAAGGGACATTAGGATTAGCGCCTTTGGTAAGAAGGAACTACTCCCGGTAAAGTCCTCAAAGCCTTTTGATAAGATGATAATGAGGGTGGTACAGGCCCGTACTCCCAAGTTCAACTTAGCCCTAGGTGTGTTTGTGCGTCCGTCAGAGGATAGAATATATCATGCTATTGATGATATGTATAGAAAGTTTACAAAAGCCAGTAAACAAGAGCGGACAATTATGAAAGGTCTGAATTCCAAGCAGATAGCTGCCCAGATCCGATTAAAATGGTTGAGAATACCCGATGTAGTAGCATTACCTTTAGATGCTAGCCGGTTTGATCAGAGTTGTAACACGAAATTGTTAAGATTGTTGCATTCTGTGATAGCCAAGTGTTTTCCTAATAAGAGCGACCGAGCTCGTATTATGAAGTTATGTGAGCAGACAATACATAACAGATGTAGAGGCAAGACGGCACAAGGCGGAGTTAATTACAAAGTAAATGGTGGTTTATGTTCAGGTGAAATGACAACTTCATTAACTGGTTGTTTCATCATGAGCATGATAATCTATGTATTTTGTAGGTACCATTTGAAATTACCAGATTATGCTGTAATTGATATGGGTGACGACGCGTGTCTTTTTGTCTCTAGGAAATATCTTAGTCTAGTACTAAAGGAAATACCCCCATTTTTTGGTCATTTTGACCTTATTATGACAGTTGAGGAACCAATATACGTTATTGAACATATTGAGTTCTGTCAGACTAAACCAGTCTTTGACGGTGAAGAATGGAGAATGGTTCGTAACCCAAAAACGTCAACCATTAAAGATGCTACTAGCTTAACCCCTCTTTGTTCCCAAAAGGAACTGGCTAACTACCTAAACTCAGTTGGTCAAGGAGGGTTAAGTTTAACAGGAGGTATTCCCATGATGCAGGAATATTAC